TTAGCCTCACATCATTGCCGGTAAGGCTAAAAGCATTTGCCAACAATACAAGGGATTCATCGACATCTTTGATCTTTTCTCTACAGTCTTTTATCTGCTTAACATCTGCCAGAACCCGAATACATGTGTTGTCCATATCGTATTTAAGTAAATGCTAAAATACTAAAATGCGCGTTGCTCTGCCGTTTTACGTAAGTTTTTTTCCGTGAACTGCTCTAACATGCGTTAAATCTTTGTTAAAACGCTCAATATCTTCAATGAAAAGGGGTTCAGGTTAATAACGGTTGGTGCAAATTTTAGCCTTCTAAAGATGAAGTACCCACCAAAAAGGTCATTTCGTCAGTATTTAGTTGTATGAGATACCTACGAGATTCCGACTACAAATACAAAATAACAGAGCACGATTTAGGCACATTGGTTGAGGATGAAGTAAATCCAGAACTTTTCATTTTCGATGCAGAGATCAAAGCGCAAGAACAAATTTCATTGTTCTTGCGCAAGCGTTACGACCTAATGGAATTATTCAAGACTTATCCTGACCATAAGACCGGAATGACCTATACCACCGGGGATACAGTTTGGTACTCGATTTCGAATAACCCTGATTGGAGTTTTGATGCGTTCTTATATAACCCGTTGTATCCGACTAACAGTTTGCCGACAACTAACAATTGGCAAACCGTGGAACCCCGCCATCCAATCATACTTGACTGGATGGTCGCCATTAGTTTATATAAACTTCATGAGCGTCTTTCTCCTGATAATATTCCAACACATAGAAAAGACGCTTACGATGAAGTAATGAAACTTTTGAGAATGGTGCAGGATGAACGTCTTAGTCCTGACTTCCCGGAAATTTCTGACAGGTCATACAATATCTACATCACGGGTAAAGAAGATTCAGGAATCGGATTTTACTACTAAGTCAAAACCATTTCAGCCAAGTATTTAGAAATATATGGCTGAAAATAGAATCTCCGAATCCTTAGATACGTACTTTGATCGAACTCGAAAGACGATTAGTCAATGGGTAACCGCTCATATCAGCAGCGAGTTATCCAAGGTCAACGGCAACATCATTGTGCCGGTTAAGAAACCACTTCAAGATATTTACGATTACGTTATGCTTGACGCGCACTTATCGTCTGTTGTGCAGCAGAGAGTAAGCAAGGTATTAGGTGAGGACTTTGCAGTCATGGACTCCAACGGGAACATCGATGAAGAACTCACCAAGCAATTTTCAAAGCAATGGTTCGGCAAGATTCAAAAGGCGATCATTGACAGCAAAGTTTATGGATACAACCTGATTGAAATTCAGGAATTAATTGACAATGAAATTAAGGATGTCAAGATCATTAGTCGAGGCAATGTCATTCCTGAAATGCGTTCGATTGTGAAGAACCCGTATCAAGTTAGTCTTGGCAGTTTGATTTCTTTAGATAGCCGAAATGACTCCGATTACTATGTATTGGTCGATAGCGAAACGTTAGGTCTTTTAAATCAGATTGTGCCATTGGTTATGATTAAACGCTTGACCCTCTCTATGTGGGGTGAGCATTCGCAAACACATGGTTTGCCGATGACCATTTTAAAAACCGATAACCGTGATCAGACCTCCAAGTACCAACAGGATATGCAGCGATTCATCCAGAATCGAAACATTGTCATTGGTACAAGTGATTCACTTGAAATGTTGTCACAATCCGGCTCCGATCCGCACAAGATTTATCTTGAACTTATTAATACGTGCAATGCTGAAATAAGCAAGGCAATAATAGGTCAGACTATGACCACCGACAACGGTTCATCTCGTTCGCAGTCGGAGGTGCATGAGCGTGTTGCCAACGAGATTTCGGAGGCAGATCGTGAATACATGACCTATGTAATCAATGATATTCTTTTTCCGAAGTTGATTGCCCTTGGTTATAGACTGGAAAGTGCAACGTTTAAGTTTATCAGCAAGGAAAAGAGAACATATCAGGAGAAACTTGATACTATCAAAAACCTCAAAGAGACAGGTTACGACATCGATCCTGATGACGTGAAACAGTATCTTGACCTTCCTTTCGAAGTTGAAGCGTCTGTGGAGTCTAACCAAATTGATAACACGTTCAAAAAAAAAGTCCAGTCCAAAATGAGTTAGTCGCATGGTACAGTAACGGAGGTTGTACTGATCACGATCATGAAATTGTGAATGCATCAGTTGAGGAAACAGTTGATGATTTTTACAATTCTGACCTTGAGTCTATTGTAGATAATATTATTAATGATGTTTACTCCACCAATGTTGACCCGTTAGACCCTGATTACATTAGAAGTGTGGGTGAGATGATGTCTGAGGCAATCTACAAAGCCTTTGATTTTAATGGTGACTTTGAGAACCCGAATATTGATGCTGATGATTTGGAATTCGTGAATGCATTCAGAAAGAGCAATTACTATTTTGTTGGTGGTAAAAACAAGGTGATGAAGCAATCATTTACTGACTTGCTTTTTGATGGCAACAATCTGAGGTCTTTCAATCAATTCAAAAGCGAATGCAAAAAGGTGGGACTTCAATTCAATAAGAACTACTTGAAGACCGAGTATCAAACAGCGATTGCCAACGCGCAATCAGCAAGCGATTGGAATTCGTTTGATGATGAAGACATTTTGAGATATGATGCCGTCATGGATGGCGGAACCAGACCGGAACACGCAAAGTTGAACGGTCTTGAATTACCAAAGTCAGATCGTCTTTGGTCTGTTATCGCTCCACAGAACTCTTGGAATTGCCGTTGTCGTTTATTGGTCGTACCAAATGGAAAACCAAAAAAGGTATCTACCAAGGAACGCAATGCATACAAGAAACTTGTGGACAAGGATTTCAAGTTCAATCCGGGAACTACAGGAGACTTGTTTCCTCCAAACCATCCCTACTTGAAGGTGTTAACCAAAGAGGATAAGTCAAGAATTGACGGTATCATGGATTAGGTTTTTCAGCGTTTTCAGTAGGCAGGTCAGGCGGTGCTGAATAGGTCTTTGTTATTATGTCTTGTATGTCTAAATACGGCCCTGCAAAACGTTTATCATATTGGTAGAATGCAAGGAACATGAATAAAAGACTGCTTGTGAAAATACAATATGCAGTTTCTGTAATTTCGTCCAAACGTTCTTGAATCTTTCCCTTCATAGCGAAGCCCATCATAACTTCATCAGAGAGACGACCACCGTGGACGAAAGATGACAATTCAGAATATGCCGGGAACATATTTAATAGCAACCCCGGTACTTTCTCCTTGTTGATTCTTTCGTCTATGTACTTTATTATCTGTCCATAAGTCAAATCTCTTACATCATCTTCGACTGCCCTTGCAGTTGTTTGCTTTGATTTCTCGTTAATGTCGTTGACGGCTTCCCATGTTGCCGTTTGCTGTACTACATTGCCAACTGCTTCGCTCATTTTCTTGTACGCTTTCGCAAGGTCATGCAATTCTTTAATGTACAACGTGTCCTGATATTTTTCTCCCATCGAATCATCTCGCGTTTCCATTGCTTTCATGTACATATAGTTGAAACGCAGATAGTGTTCAATCAAGGAACGCAGTAGTATGCTCATTGCATAGACACCTTCTGAATCACGTAGGTCGTAGATGGCAACCTTTATAGTCATCATCTTATTGACTAACATAAAGAGCGACAATCCGGTTTTGGGTATTTTGGATGATCTGGTGAATTCAATTATCCACGGTGTTGCCTTTTCCATGACGGAAAATGCTTCGTCATCACCTTCAAAAAACGTATCGATTTTGTCCATCTGAAATGGGGTAGTGTATCTGAAAGATACTCAAGAATCCCCATTTTTGGCGGTCATAATTATGTTCTTTACTGTGTGTTCATTCAGACCGAATTCCCTTCCGATGACGACATAGACGTACCCGACTTTGGTCTTATTCCAAGTGCTGACGTTGTACAGTTCAGCGTAAAGGTCACGAATCATCTCATTTCTTTCTTTGATCAATAGATCAAGTTTTGTTTTCAACTCTTGGATTTCTTTTGCAATTGTTCTCATACACTTAAATACTGTCATCAGTCTAAAAATGTACTGGCGTAAGTACAATCTTTTCTTATGCGGTGTAGGTATTTATTTTCGATGGAGATTGAAAATAAATTCATAGTTGCAAAGGAAAACCGTGTCGGAAAGATGCGTTTGTTCTCTGAAATAGATTCAGAGGGCTACACTTTGGAACGCTTCTTAGTTGAGTTCGAATCATTGCAAAATGACGATTCAGTAGATGAAATCGAGATATTAATTAATTCTCTTGGAGGTTCAGTTTTCAAGGGCTTTCCAATAATCACAGCAATCAATAAGAGCACGAAGGCAGTAACAACGATTGTTGATACAGTGGCTGCTTCAATGGGTGCCTTGATATTCTTGGCTGGTGCCAAACGTAAGATGTATTCTTATTCTCAACTGATGCTTCATCCTGCAAAGTACACGGATGGATCGGTTGATGATGCACTCACCAACACAAACCAGAACATTTATGATTTAGTCAAGGCTGTCACAAAACGTGCAAAAGACAAAATCAAATCTTGGCTTTCTAAAGATACGTGGTTTACTGCTGCGCAAGCGTTCGAGAACAACCTTGCTACGGAGATCATAAATTCTAAAATGACTTTGGTTGATAGTTACCAGCAAGAGGTGAGACATCTCGTGGCTTCCGGTGTCTACAACGAATCAATAAACAATAACCTAAAAAGTAAATATTCAAGCATGGAAGAAATTCTAAATGAATTGAACCTTAAACCGGAAGCGTCTGAAAAGGAAGTAACTGTAAAGGTTCAAGAAATGAAAAATGCACTTGTGATGAAGGATCAGGAATTGACAAATAGAGATTCCAAGATCAACGAATTACAGGCGAAACTTGATGTCTATGTAGAAGCGGAAAAGAAAAAGAGAGCGGATGAAATTGATGCTCTTGTAAATGATGCTTTTACAAACAGACAAATCAATGCGGATGGTAAGGCAACTTGGAAATCAATTCTGGAAATTGATTTCGACAACGGTAGCAAAGCGATCAAGGCATTGACAAAGACAGAGAAATTATCGGAGGTCATTAATACTGACTCTGAGCCTAAACCTGTAGACGTGGCCCTATCGCCAATTCAGCAGATGATGGTAAATCCTTTCTAAAACAAAACAAGTAAATAACTCTAAAAAGTAAAATATGATTAGTCAACAATGGCAATCCAACAAACAGGGGGCACAGTATACATCTCAAGTTATTCAGGTGTAATTGCCCGTTTTCTTAAAGAAGCAGATTTAATCGATAAAGGTCACGTATATGTTCAAGGTGGCTTTAACGAATCATTTAAAATTCCACGTATTTCGATGTCTGATGCAATTCAGGCACACAGCGAAACACCAGCAGCCGAGAAAGGTGACGTTACATTTGACAACGCGACCTTGACACTTAAAAAGTATGATGTCTTTTTAAAGTTCAACCCGAACTCATTGGCAACATACTGGAAGCCTTTCCAAGCGGATGGTGAATTCAATTTCAAAAGCCTTCCTGCACAAGTTCAAGGACAGATTACTTCGGTTCTCTTGAACCAAGTAGCGGGTTACAACGACATTGTATTGATCCAAGG